GCTTTCTTCTCGCAAAATTCTAAATATTTTGTTTTTCTAAAAATCCTATTAGAAAGACATAGTATAAAATTCTAAAAAAACGCCCTAAAAGGACATCAAAAGCATTGTTTTTTATAAAAAAATCGCACAAACGGAGGTGAGCGAATGGGTAGGACTCGGAAGCCGCTCGCGGCGCAGACGGGAAATCTTACGGTCGAATATCAGCAGCAGAGGGAGCTTGAAGAGAAGCTCGCGGCGGGTAAGCCGCTTGCGGGATTGAAGCCGCCCAAGTCGCTTATCGACCTCTCCGCCAAGAAGCTCTGGAACTGGGCTGTCGATCTCCTGCAAGAAACCCCGCTCGTCGGGGAGCTGGATTCGCTAAGTCTTGAGGGCGCGTGTAACGCATTTGCGATGTATCGCAAAGCTACCGCCGACATCAAGGAACGCGGGCTTGTGGTCGATGGAAAAGAAAACCCGTATGTGAACATACAGAAAAAATACGCTGAGGAGTTTCGGAGCTTTGCCCGAAACTGCGGTCTGACCGTTGACAGCAGGCTTAAACTTGCGGCGAGTAAAGCCAAGGACATCGACAACGACATTGAGGATATCTTCGGTGATGTGTAGTGACTATCCTCGAAGAGCTGAAAGACTATGCCGCGAAGTGTATCTCGGAAGAGATCATCAGCTGCAAAAAGCACAAGCAGGCTTGCGCCAGGTTCCTTGACGATCTGACCCGTACCGACTGGCGATGGGAGTGGGTCGAGGAAGAAGCGCAGAAAATTGTCAAATGGTTCGCGTATCTTCGGCACTCCAAGGGAGTTCTCGCGGGCAAGCCTATCGAGCTGACGACCTCACAGCGCTTTTTCCTCTGTCAGCTGTACGGCTGGCGGGAGAAAGGCACGGGGTACAAGCGTTTTACGAATGCGTTTAAAGAGGTCGCCCGAAAAAATGCCAAGTCACAGGAGCAGGCAGGCTGTCTGCTGTACGAGATCGCGGTCGAAAGCACAAAGTTCGGTGAGATGTACGAAACATACTGTGCCGGAGTGAAAAGCGAACAGTCAAAACTTATTTTCAATGAGTGCCGCCTTATGCTGCGCGGGTCTCCTCTTGCACGCAAGTTCAGAATTACACGCTCGGAGATACGGCACATCAAATCCGAAAGTTTCCTCAAAGCCCTCTCGAAAGAGGACGGCAAGAGCGGCGACGGCACAAACCCCGCCGTGCTGGTGCTCGATGAATACCACCAGCACCCGACGACCGAATTTTACGACCTCGGTCTCGGCGGCAATGCGGGGCAGTCGCTTATAATTATAATTACGACGGCAGGAAAAGATTTAAACGCGCCGTGCTTTACACAGGAGTATAAGTTTGTCACGAATCTCCTTGACCCCGACGTTGATATCAAAAACGACCGCTACCTTGCGGACGTTTACGAAGCTGATGAGGGCGATGACTGGACGGCAATCGAGACCTGGATAAAAGCGAATCCTGTCCGCGCAAGCTATCCGGAAGGCTTGGAGAAGATCAAGCAGGCTTTCGATCTTGCGCAGGTGATGCCCGAGAAAAAAACGGCATTTCTCACAAAAATACTTGATATGTGGGTACAGGCAAAGGTCAACGGCTACATGGATATGCGGCGCTGGAAAGCCTGTGAAGTCGGGAAACTGCCGTATGACATCAACGGTGCGTCGGTGTATGTAGGCTTTGACGTATCGGCAAAAATCGACCTGACGAGCATAGGCTTTGTGATCGTACTCAAAGGCAAAGACGGGAAAGTTAAGTACATAGTCTTTCATCACAGTTTCATACCGAACCGCGAGAAGCTGCAAGAGAGGATACACACCGACCGCGCTCCCTACGATCTTTGGGAAGAGCAAGGCTTCATCACGGTGACGGACACGCCGATAGTAGACCAGAACGCGATAATTCGCTACATGGACGATTTTGTAGAAAAATACGGACTGCGTATCGAGTGCCTGTGCTTTGACCCCGCGAATGCGTCGAAAATGGAGATCGAGCTTTCGGACGCGGGTCACACGGTCGAGGAAGTTTTCCAGTCGCACAGAAGCCTGAACGAAGCGACAGCAGGCTTCCGTGAACAGGTCTTTGACGGCAATGTTATATACATAGCCGACCCTGTCCTGAATTTTGCAATGGCGAACGCCGTTGTAAAAACCTCCAACGGGCTGATAAAGATAGACAAAGATGCCGCAGTGCAGAGGATCGACCCCGTCGATGCGGTGCTGTGTGCGTTCAAACTGGCGTTATATCACGAGTTTTCGGATTTCAGCGCCGATGAATGGTTAGACGAAAAGTGGTGAGCAAATGCAGTTATTCAAACGTAAAAAGCAGAAAAAGGACGCGCCTGTCAGCGCAGAGCCCGCGCCGTCGGTTTCTTCCTCTCCTGCGGAGAACAGCACCCCGACAATAGGGGCGAATCCGACGCTGGCGGAGATAATGCGGTTTTTCAACGTTGACGATATATCACAGATAGCACCGTCGGGGCTGACCTCTGCGACATACTACGCCTGTATGCTGATACGCTGCAATGCTATCGCGAGACTGCCGCTCAAAGTAAAGCGAAAGACGAAAGACGGCGGTGCGGAAGACCTGCGGGGGCATTCACTGTACGGACGTTTGCACCTCCGCCCGAACGCCTTCATGAGTGTTCATGATATGCTGTGGGCGACGGAGTTCCAGCGCCTGCATTACGGTAACGCATTCTGGGTGTGGACTATGCGGGGCGAGAAATTTACGGGACTGTATCTGCTCGACAGCACTCACGTTCAGATCGTCGTTGACGATGCGGGGATACTGAACGACAAAAACGCCGTTTATTATCTCTACACCGACAGCCGCAAAGGACAGTATATCTACCGTTCCGACGAGATCGTGCATTTCAAGAACTTTGCACGGGGCGGCATAGTCGGCGAGAGCATACGCAAATATCTCGGCGGCATTATCGCGAACGAGCAGTATTCCCAGAATGTCATATCGGAGAAATACAAATCGGGGCTGCAAGACCCTGTCGTTGTCACCTACACGGGCGACCTGAACAAAGAGCGTGAAGCCAAACTCCGCAAGAAGTTTGAACAGTTAGGCGGCGTGAAACACGCAGGGAAAGTTATACCTATCCCCGTCGATTTTGATATCAAGACCTTGCAGACAAAGCTCGTCGATTCGCAGTTCAAGGAGCTGAACACGCTCAACAGCCGGCAGATAGCGAACGCTTTCGGGGTGAAGAGTTTCCAGCTCAACGACCTGGAGAAATCGACCTACTCGAACATCGAGCAGCAGAACACGGCATTTTATACCGACACGCTGCTGAATGTCATTACGATCTACGAACAGGAGCTCGACTACAAGCTGCTTTTTGACGAGGAGCGTGAGGACGGTATATATATCAATTTCAACCCAGATGTTATACTCCGCGCCGACCTGCAAACGCGATATCAGGCATACTCTATCGGCGTGAATAACGCCATGCTCGAAGTCGCGGAAGTCAGGGCAAAGGAAGACCTGCCGTTTATACCGGGCACAGACAGGCTCGTCTTTGGCAACGGCGCGGCTATCCCGTTTGAGGATATAGGAAAACAGTACGTGAAAGGCGGTGAACCGAATGAAAATTGACAAGCAGAGCAAAACGCTGCACATCAAGAGTCTCGAAACCGACGAAAACGAGCTGAAGCAGATAAACGAGTACGCCCTTGAACCGCTGACCGCGGAACAGGTATATACGTTCAAAGCTGTTATCGGCAACAACGAGGACGACGACCGGAACGATATGCCGTTCTCGGCTTCGGCGCTCAAAGACCTTGCAAAGCTGTACAAGGGTAAGACCATGATACGCGACCACAAGCCGAGCTCGGAGAATCAGATCGCGAGGGTATACGCGACGGAACTGCGCACCGATGAGGGCAAGACCTCGGGACTGGGTGAGCCGTACACGGAGCTGATAGCAAAGTGCTATATGGCAAAGACCCCCGAGAACGAGGGGCTGATATCCGAGATCAAGGCGGGTATCAAGCGTGAGGTATCAACGGGATTTGCGGTAAGCAAGTTCAGATGTTCTATCTGCGGTAAAAGCGTATGCGGGCATTTTATCGGCGATTCATACGACGGTAAAAAGTGCATGAAGATCATCGTACATTGCCCCGATGCCTATGAGCTGTCGTTTGTCGCAGTTCCCGCACAGCCGAACGCGGGGACGATCAAGGCGGCAGAGAACCCGGAGGAAGACCCGCTCGAAAAGAAAAAGGCTGAAATAAAGTCGGAACTCGGCGCAAGCCGAATAAAATACAAATTTTGAAAGTGAGGAAAATGACATGACTAAGCTTCAGAAGATGCTGGCTAAGCTCGATGTTCTCCGCGAAATGGCGCAGAAGCAGCTTGATGCGGAAGAAGTTGAGAACGCCGAGAAGACCATGAATGAAGTGAAAGAGCTTCAGAAGAAGATCGACATTCAGCGCGTACTGGAAGCCGCGGAGGACGCAGAGCTTGCGGCAAAGGCTACCGTAGCGACCAAGACCGTTGACCCCGTGGAAAAGGACTTAAAGGAAGCTGCAAGCGCTATCCGTGCGATCATCAAGACCATTTCGGGCAAGGCACTTACCGAAGCCGAAAAGAGCCTGCTGGTGCCTTCTCCCGTGACCGACCCCGGCACAAACGGCGAGGGCTACATACTCCCGCAGGAAATCTCGACAAAGATCAACGAGAGAGTGAGAGAATTCCGCTCCTTCCGTTCGGTTGTCGGCACTATCAACACTACCGCGCTTTCGGGTTCGCTGACCGTTGAGAGTATTGGCAGCATTACGGGTCTTACAAATTTCTCGGACGGTGACGAGCTTACCCCGAGTGAAGACCCGCAGTTCGTACCCGTAAAGTTCGCTATGAGCGAATGGGGCACGATCATAAAAATGTCGAACGTGCTGCTTGCCATGACCGACAATGACCTTGTGGGCTATATCACGAGATACTTTGCAAAGAAGGCGGTCATCACCGAGAATGCAGCTATCATCACTAAGCTGAAATACGGCAAGACCGCAAAGACCCTTACCACATACACGGCGCTTTCAAGCTCGATCAATACCGACCTTGACCCCGCGTCGCTGTACAATACCGTGATCGTGACAAATCAGGACGGCTTTGATTATCTCGACAAGCAGCTTGATACCAATAACCGCCCGATCTTACAGCCTGACCCCACAAACGCAACTGTAAAGCGCTTCAAGGGCTTCCCCGTGATCGTTTTCTCTAACGCACAGTTCCCGAGCGATCAGACCTACGGCGCACCCGTATTCTACGGCAATCTGGAAGAGGGCGTTAAGTTCGTGACCTGCGGCTATTATAAGTTTGCTACGTCCTCGGAAGCGGGCTTCACCACGAATACCACGCTTGCAAGGCTCATTGAGCTGTTCGACGTTATCCAGTGGGACAGCGCCGATGCCTGCTACTGCTTCGGCTACCTTGCGGAGGCTTCCGGAAACCCTCTTGACGCACTGACTGTAGCGCCCGAGACGGGCAGTGCGAAAGTATATGGTGTTCTGACATCTGCAATGCAGACAGGCGTTTCCGTATCGGGCAACAAGATAACGGGCACTCTGAAATACCTAAGCGGCTCTAATGCTATTACTGACGTATGGGGCGAGGGCAACTTCCTCGTACTGAAATTCTCCGACATTGACGAGAATGCAACGTCCGTAAAGGTAGGACTTGAACCGTCGGCAGGCTCGGGGCTTGTCGAACTCCTCGGCGACCCCGACATGAACGGCGTATTTAAGATCACGAGCAAGGAACTCCAGAAGTTCAAGGTCATCAGCTCCAACGGCGCGACCTCGACAGTTCAGGAGTTTGACCTTAGTGAGCTGACTATACAGAACGCATGACAGGAGATGAGCAAATGGAGCTGGCAACGGTAAAAACGCACCTGCGCGTTGACTTTGACGATGACGATACGCTTATAGCGCTGGAAAAATCGGCGGCGGAAAAGTACGTTGAAAATGCCGTCGGGAACTACGACGACACAAACCCGCTTGCGCGGCTCCTCGTGCTCTTTCTGGTAGGCGAGATGTACAAAAACAGGCAGTACAGCATATCGGTGAACGATAAGACGGCGTACACGGTGCGGAGCATAATCGTACAGCTGCAACAGGACGAATATGAGGGTGATGACGAATGAACACCAACTATTCAGAGTTCGACCGCCGTATAACGGTCGAGAAAGCCACGGTCACGCTCGACAGCCGTCAGAACGAAGTAAAGACCTGGGAAACGTTTCACAGCTGCTACGCGGGCGTTAAGCCATACGACGAGTATGTGCAGACCGAGGAACGCCGACCCGATTATAACACAGTGACGGAGTTCAAGATACGTTACTGCGCAAAGGCTGCAGAAATCGTTCCCGAAACCTACCGCTTGCGGTACGGCGGGACTTTGCACCGCATACTCACGGCAACGGACGTAAACGGTGCGCATCAGATCATCAAGATCAAGGCGGTAATTGACAGTGGGAAAGCGCTATGACATTGAGATTGAGATCATGAAGGCGCTCACCGACTACACCGAGGAAGTCGCACAGGAGATCGAAGCGGCGGCGGACAGGAGAGCCAAAGAAGCGGTAAAAACGCTTAAACAGACCTCTCCCCGCAGTAAAGAAAGCCACCCGCACTATGCCGACGGCTGGGCGATAAAAAAGCAGAAAAGCGGCGGCAAGCTGGAAATAACTATCTACAACCGCAGAAAACCGCATTTAACGCACCTGCTGGAATACGGACACCTGAAAAAAGGCGGCACCCGCGTAAAAGGCATACCGCACATCGAGCCCGTGCAGGAGCAGTTGAACCGTGACTTCCTCGCCGACTGTGAGGAAATAATCAGAAACACATAAGATAGGGGGGTATGTTTTGACAGTTGATGAATTTTGCGGTATCCTCGACGGATTTACACGGGTCACCGGCATACCCTGCCGGCATTATGTATACACCGAGCCGACACCCGCGCCGTGTCTCGTCTACTACGAGATGGACGGGGAGAATGTACACGCGGATTCGATGAACGTCTATGATGACGTTTATATCCGCATAGAACTGTACGCGAAGCCGACCGACTGCGCATCGGGGGCGGCTCTTGAAGAGCTTCTGACCGCGAACGGGCTGTCCTACGACCGTGAAAGGGCGTGGGTGGACGAACGCGGCGAGGTTGTATTTTATTACGACATAACGATATAAAGGGGGATAATTCAAATGGCTGAAACCAAGGCAAAAATGAAAAAGGGCATTACCGGACTGGCTTTTGCACTGGCGACACTGACGACCGACGCACAGGGCAACCAGTCGATAACATACGACCCGATCGAGAACCTTGTTACGACCACATCGGGCGGCAGAGAGTACAGCCTTGACCCGCGCGGCGATTCGCAGAGCGTTTATGCCGACAGCGTCAAGGTATACGGCGATACGATAAACGACGGCTATGATCTGAATGTAACGCTGCTCTCCGTGCTCGACAGAGTCGTACAGACAAAGTGGCTGAAAATGCAGCAGACTGAGGACGGCATCGCGGAGTATGCGAACGTCGGCGAAATGCCGTATTTCGCGCTGATAATCTACGAGGACACTTCCGACGGCGTAGGACAGACCAGTGTATACTACTGGTGTCAGGCATCGGGCAGACCTTCCGACGCAGGCAAGACCGCAGAGGGCGGAAACTTCGACTGGGCATTCCCCGCGATACCGCTTGCGGCAACTCCGAGACCGACCGACAAGCTTGTTCGCCTGCTGATCGACGGCAAGACAAGGCTCGTCACGCTTCCCGAAGCCGCACATCAGGCGGGTGTTGAGCTTGCAGAGCACAAGATCGC